AAATAATCGACGAACCTATAAAAGAGGCGGTAGTAGCTGGCAAAGTTGCTTCTGTTGAGTCGAATGTTGAGCAGCAACAGATCCCGACTCCAATTCCTAGTCGTTTGAGTTTTAATGATATCGATTATGTTCAAAATCAAGACGGAGCTGTATCAAATGTCAACGCACCCAAGAATATTTCGCGCCTAGAAGAAATCAGTAGTTTTAGAACACAACAGAGGAAACAAGACGAAGAGGAGGATGATGATTCACCAAAACTACAAATATCTACTCAACCATTTAATCTAGATGCTTTAGATATTCACAATATCGAGGAACCTTCGATTGACTTGTTGCCTGATTTATTGATTGATGAAATTGAGATTTTGGAATAATTGCGTAAAAACGAAATTTAGAATCTGCTTTAGTAATTTAAATGAGTAATATATTTATTATTGCGGCAGTCATCTCGGTAGTATTTTTGATTGCGAAATTTATTGAAATGAGATTTATTGAGAGAGAAAGTAAACCACTCAAACTATTAATTCGAGATGCTCTTGTGGTATATTTTAGCGTCGTTTCAGGGTATTTTATATTGAATCAAATTGAGCCATCAACTCATGGAGACTCAAATGTAACACCAATCTTTACGGATAACCCAGGCTTTTAGACGAAAAGTATTTTTATTATACTATTATATAATGAAAATAAGTACAAAAAAATATATACGAAAAAATACAAGAAAAAATAAAACTCGCGGAAGAAGAGTGCGTGCTACGAGAAGAAGTGGTTTAAAAAAGGCAGCACAATCAAGGAAACGAAAAATGACAGGAGGAGTAATTTTCACAAAAGAGGAGATGAATTTTAAGAATGCGTTTAGAAACGACTTTATGAAAGCATTTGAAATTCTAAAAAGGGATCCGAACAAGGGGGTAACGGCGTTTAAAAATTTAATCAGAGATAATCCATTATGGATAAATACATTAATCCCTCTTACACATAATATGGTTCCCGTTTATAAACGCGATTCCCCTGGAATAATAGCATTTGCTCCGTTGCTGGTTGTTATTTTTGAGAATACAGACGATTCGTCTATAAAAAGGCGGTTAGCAGATCTTTTTGTAAAAAAAATGGGGAATATAAATCTCACTGATTATACTAATAAAACATCCGCATTGTCAAGTGCTGTTAAAATACAAGATAAAGAATTGGTTGATTTCTTATTAGATAATGGCGCAGATATATCAATACTAACCCCTGAACAGAAGGAGGCGCTTGTTTCTCTCGAACTTAGGAAAAAGTTGGAAGCCGAATCGAAGCCTATTCCTATTGTTCCTGTGCCATTGGTGGAACCCATTGTAGAGGAAGCACAAATAGAAGAAGCAATCAAAGAAATCGAAGAAATACACCCCCCGCAACGGTTAACTCCTCTTGTAAAATTGAAAATCCCAACTGAGCTACCCGGAACAGGATATGCTCATGATATAGAACCTGATTTTTGGAAACCAATTTTTAACGAGAATGAAATGACTATATTACGCAAAAAGTTGCGTGAAATGTTGAGCAAGGACAATGAAATAATGATTGATACAAAAACGAGAGAAACCGCACAAATGTGGAGCGTTTGTAGAATTATTAAAACAATTATACCAACTTATTACACTCAGACAATAAATGAACCATACGATGTTTTTGGAACACTCATTTCTGACAAAGATATTGATTTCTCTAATTTTAATATAATACTGTGCGCATCTTTACTTGTTTTTGGAATTGTATCGTATAAAATGATTGGGCAGGACTATAAACTATTATTTAAAGGTGGAAAGGCGGTTCAGTTAGTATTAAAAGGAATATCAGAAATAGGAGAGTACAAAACTGAGGATATTGATGTTTTAATCATTCCCAACACAGGCATTCCATACGACGAGAATACTGTAAAGAATTTAGCAGGACATATATCTTATCTAATAAAATGGTTTGTACAATCTCCAGAAACAAAGTACAACATATCCGTTCTTCCACCAAATCCGGCAAATGTACGGGCGAATCAATACATTTTAAAGTTAAGTTATGTTAAGGATACAAAAAAATACGACTATAGAAAAAATATGATGATAGATGATTTTAGACAGTTCTCAGACGTTGATTTTAAGAAGGTACCTGAAGATGTAATGATGCACTTTGATGCCGCAACCGATTATTATTTTGATATTTCCGAATTAAATACAAGGGTATTATTTAGATGTCCAAATTTGGGCGCATTATTGGATGAAAAGGTTTACTATTATGCCAAGTATATAGAAATTAAAAATTTACTTACCCAAAACAAACCCATAACCGATCCAGAGTATAAGACTACGACGATTGCTGATTGTGAAAGATTTTTAGCAAAGTTCAAACGTGCTATTTTACCATTGAATAAAGGGTTACAGAGACAACGAGGCAACCCAGAGACTGCAGAGAAAAAAACAATGGGACCGCGCCTAATAAAATTAAATGTCACAGACCCTGAGCTCATAAAGTCTGTTATTGACAGTTTATATCCATTAATACCGATATAATAATTATACGACATTATACGATAACGAATTTATTGTATAATACAATTTTTACCTACCGGTCCACACTTTTACAATATACGCCGGTAGAGTGCCTTTTTTTAAGTCAGTCATATAATGATCAAATGTGTATTCGTAACTCTTATACACATCCATAATATTTCCAAATACTGCTTTTTTATTTGCCAAACTAGGGTTTTCTTTGGAAAATATACACCCCAATATTCTCTCTAAGCAGCATCTATCCCTCCGAATTTTAACCGTGTCTATCATAGATGTAATGCGATATTTGTTTTCTATCTGTAACAAGAAACCGTGATTTATATAAGCTTGACAACCAAAACAACCAGACCATTTATTGTGATTAAGACCAAATATTGTCAACTCGGTTAGTTTAAGGGAATCCTGGACGGGTTGCGCGTGGCGTAGGCCTTCTGTAATTCTCATTGAATTATTAATGTCCTCTTTATCAGGGTTAAAAAACCATAATGGCAAAACTGTTCTACCATTGAATGATTCAAATGGGACTCTTTTATGAAAAAAAAGGCTGTCGTGCATAATTACCGCATTTTCAAAAAACTTGTTTTTAATATAATAGTAGTAGGGAAGCAGTTCTCCTCTTCCATGGAATTCAGATTGTATTACAGTTAGGTTTCTGTAATCTGCCTCTGGTTTTACGAAAGCCTGATTGCTGTTGTCGTCAATAATAACAATTTGCCTATGCGGATAAAACGTTCGTAATAACTTGACACACCGATTCCAATATTTATTTGACTTTTCAGAGTTAACGTGTCTTGTTATGATAAATCCAAATGAGCTCATAATATACAATAATATTATTGTATTATGAACCAAACCGAAATGTAAACCTACAAAACGCTAAATTCTTATACATATGACGGAATACTGTCAATATCTATTACATCGTCAGGAACCGCACCCTTAAAATCGGCAAACGCATTAAATTCTGGCCTTTCCAATTGAGCTTGTGGCGTGTGGTTGTGAACACACCTGGCAATCATTTTATACAATTTAAAGTCGGGGTATCGGTCAGTTCCGTTGTTTTTATACAACATATTTATACCCTTATCATCTAAACACCACTCGACAATCAATCGCTTAACCGGGTCTGCGCACTTGGCCAATTTGTTAATTTCTTCGGTATCCTCGACAACGTAATCAAATATAGAACAGGCTAAGCGGCATAAATCAAAACTGTAATTGGGTTCCAATCTCGGCTTCTTATCATTCAAATAGGGTTCGGTGTTGTACTGAGTTGCTGCGTCGCCGCCAGTCTGGAAACTGTCACTGCAGAACAATTTACCATTGAACTTGTATATACTTCTTCCAAAATCAATAATTTTAAACAAGCGACCAAATGTTGGCACCTTGTAGTGCTTCTTTTTGTAGCAGTAATAAATGAATTTTTTGTTGGTGTGATTGTACATAACATTATTCGTGTGTAGGTCATTATGTGTTAGATTAAATGCCTTTTGATACGTAATTAGAATCATAATTATTTGCATAAGCGCAGAAAACCATTCTTCGTTGCCTAGTTCAGTATTCTTTAGAATTAAATCGTCGAATGTATTTTCACAACACTCCATACTTATAACCTGAACGGGAAATTTGGGGATAGTTGCGTTTATTCTCTCCTCCTCTTCATCAAATTCGTCGTCTTCGTCATCGTCTTCCCATTCACCGCTATCATCGCTATTATTTTCGGCATGCTCACCACTCTCACTATTATTGTCGTCTTTTTTGTCTACAACATCATCGTCTTCAATAGCCCCGTCAGTACTATCATTTGTATATGAAGACCTTGACGAGCATGTTGAGTTTGATTTTAGTGACACACGATCAGTGCTTTTATTGTCAAGCATATCAGCATCAGTCAGGTCAATTAAATCGGCAAGATCAGACAAATTAATAGCGCCTTCTTTTAAATTATCCAAGTCGATTGTATTTTCTTCAAATACGTTATCAAATATTTCATTGTTGAAAGATTTTGCGGATAATTGCGACATGGCGCTTGTAGTATGTATTTTGATTGGTTTCAAAATCGGATTTTCATTTTGAATCAAATGGTCATAATCGTCTATTTTAAAGAGAACATTTTTGTTTTTATTGAAGAATTCGGAATTATTTAAATAATCAATATCATCATACACATTAAACGTGAAATCGTTCTTAATTCCTAAAAAGGATCCGTAATAATCGATACCATGTGAAAATTTATGGCTTTGCTTCAATCCACTTGTTAAGAAGGTGAAAAATCCGTCGACATATGCTGAATTGTTTTGGTCTACAAATTTTGCGTTACAATCTGTATCACTTGATGTTAGTTGAGGCAATACAAACAAATTCTCATCAGAAACATTATATTTGCCTATCAAATACTTATATGGATCCAATAGGGGGGCCATTTTAAAAAAACCCATAACGTCCTTCTGTTTATTGTTATTTGCGTTCTTAACTTTGCACTTGTATATATTATTGTCGTTTTCAAATTTATTCGCATCCGAAAGATACCATTCATGGTTTAAGTTTATGCTGTTATAATTCGTATCGTTCAATGAGAAAAATCGCGTATAAATTGGTATAAAATTTTGCATATCCGACATAAATAGCGATTCGGGTTTTGCTAAACTATTAAAAAGTTCCTGGTTCTTTCGTTTTTGATAATTAATCAACATACTTTAGCTAATTAATATATAAATTATATGTGTTTTTAACTCATTGTATGGCTTAAACACTTAAATTCGTTAGTTGGTTATTACATAGGTATCTTGTAGCAAATGTGTAAATGTTAAAGAGGTATCGTTCGGTTAAATTCGTTTAGCATAATATATTTATTTTATCGATTTATTAAAATGACATTAGAATTAAAAAAATTTGATATGAAAAATATCAGCTTTAAGCCAAATGAAAATAAGGGCCCGGTGGTTGTATTAATCGGTAAGAGAGACACCGGTAAATCCTTCTTGGTTAGAGATTTATTATATTATCAACAGGATATTCCAATCGGAACAGTCATTTCGGGAACTGAAGAAGGTAACGGGTTTTACGCAAAAATGGTGCCCAAGTTGTTTGTTCACCACGAATATAATTCTGCTATAATTGAAAATATTCTAAAACGACAGCGAACCGTTCTTAAACAAATTAAAAAGGAAATGGAGACTTATAAACGCAGCAACATTGATCCCAGAGCATTTGTTATTTTGGATGATTGTCTCTACGACAATACGTGGTCGCGAGATAAACTAATGCGTTTACTTTTCATGAACGGAAGACACTGGAAGGTGATGTTGGTGATAACTATGCAGTATCCCCTAGGCATTCCGCCCACACTGAGAACAAATATTGATTATGTTTTCATTCTTAGAGAGAATTATATCGCAAACAGAAAACGCATCTATGAAAATTACGCGGGAATGTTCCCCACATTTGAGAGCTTTTGTCAAGTGATGGACCAGTGTACAGAAAACTACGAGTGTTTGGTTATTAATAACAACTCGAAATCAAATAAATTGCACGACCAGGTATTTTGGTACAAGGCAGATAACCATGGCGATTTCAGATTGGGGTCGAAGGAATTTTGGGATTTGTCCAAGAACCTTAAGGACGACGAAGAGGAGGAACAATATGACCCAAATGCGGTGAAAAAACGAGGCGCTGGGCCAAAAATTAGCGTTAAAAAGGCGAGCAAATGGTAGAAAGATTCAATATATTCAAATATAATGTATAATATATTATCGTATAATATATCATATGGTAGGCATCATAAATAAAAGTAAAAGTAATAAAAAGACTCACAACAAAACTATTAAACGAAATATGTCGCCGCGTGCGACTCCATTTCCAATTGACGTGGTTTATACATGGAAGGGCGAAAACGCGTCAAATGATAGAAGATTGGGATATAATCACGAACTACAATATAGCTTGCGATCTGTTCATTTTTTCGCTCCGTGGGTGAATAAAATATTTATTTTAATGAATAATGCCAAACAGCCTAGCTGGATTAAAGATAACAGCAAAATAATAATAGTTGAACATTCTGAAACATTTCCGTCTGAAAAATATTTGCCAAATACGAATTCAAACGCAATAGAAACTACCATCGCAAACATTAAGGGTCTATCGAATCATTATATATATTTTAATGACGACATATTTTTAGGTCGAAAAGTAAAATACACCGATTTCTTTACAAGTGATGGCAAAGCATTAATAGATGATTATACTCTTCAAACCAGAAATATAGTCAAAGAGGATGGCGAACAGAAGTTGAAATTTGAGTTGCCCAAAAGTGCGGACAAGTTATACAAACACATTCCTATTTCACTAATTAAAAATTTAGTATTGGATTTTAACAAGACCTATTCTGATTATGTAGATTGGATACGTATGACAAAAAAAAGAAAGGACAAAGGGTATGATATTTGTGAAAAGAATAATTTGCTTTCGCCTTGTCAGCAAATACACTACCCGATAGCAGAATTCATGTATTTGCATAAAAAGGCAAAGATTTTCGACAATGAAAATACATCTTCGGTTTACGTGTCGTCCGCAATTGACGACTTTTCAGAAAAACTAGATGACATTGCTAGTAGACGCCCCAAGTTTTTTTGTATAAATGACGTAGAACCAGATCCGGGAAAAAGAAAAGTTATTGCTTCTCAGATGTTAAGATTTTTCAAAAAATATTTTCCGAATAAGGCGGATTTTGAAAAATAAAATTGTTTTGTACCCATTTAAGAATGGAAATCGTTCAATATTTTTTTACAAAACATGTAATAATAAAACAATGTATATAGATTGTTCTGATCTATTTCACATTTATCTAGAGACCACGAATTAAATACAAATTTACACGCCTCGTAGCATTTTATGTAATTACGATTTTGAAAAGAATTGTGAATAAAATTTCTGATTGGACTGTTGGGAGAATCATATACGTA